ACGGCAAGGCGTTGCCCATGCTGCAGATCATGGAAAAGCTGCAGGGCAAACTGGGCGACCTGACCAGCGCGTCAGCGAGCGCCAAGCTGATGGAAGTGTTTGGCGGTGAGGGTGCACAGGTCATCAGCTCCCTGGCCAAGGACACCGATCGCCTACGCAACGGCATGGATAAGCTGGGCAAGGTGCGCGGCCTCGAGGACGCCGAGAACATGGCCAAGGCCATGGTCGATCCGTGGCAGCAGTTCGCCGCCGCTGTCGAAGCGTTGCGCATCGCCTTCGGCCAGGCGCTGATCCCGATCCTGACGCCGTTGATGGCCAAGCTGTCCGGCATCGCCGGCACCATGACCCGCTGGACTCAAGTGTTCCCGAACATCACCCGGGTAATCGGCATTACCACGCTGACCATCCTGGCGATCATCGCCGCCATATCGCTGCTGACCTTTGCCATCGGCGCCGGCCGTATGGCTTGGCTGGCCATGGTGAGCGTCTGGAAAGTGGTGCAGCTGCTCAACCTGCGCACCGCCGCCGGCTTCGTGCTGCAGAAATTGGCCATCCTGGCTTACCTGTCCATCTTGACGTTGTTCGGTGCGGCCATGTTGGTCGTGCGCGGCGTCATGTTGGCCTGGCAGGGCGCGATCTGGCTGGTCAACTTTGCCCTGACTGCCAACCCCATTGGCGTCGTGGTGATGGGCATCGCCGCCCTGGTCGCTGTCGTGGTCGCCGCCGTTGTGTACTGGGACAAGTGGACGTCCGCGCTGATGAACACTGAGGCCTTTAAGTGGGTCAGCGCGCAGCTGAAAGCACTTTCTGACTGGTTCACGTCCATGGGCGGCTGGAGTGGCATGGCGAAGGCGGCATGGGACGGCATCGTTGCGATCTTTCACAAGTCGATTAACGCCCTGATCGAGTTGCTGAACAAGATCCCCGGCGTCGATATCGAGACCAAGTTCGGCGCGATGCCCGAGGTGCCCGGTACCGACATCGGCGTCAACACCGTGGACGGCGCTGCAGCGGCGCAGAAAGCGCGGGAAACCATCAACTCGGCCATTCCAACCCTGTCGCCGGCGCGGCCCAACGCCGTGCCCCCGGGCGGCTTGCTGACCAGCATCCAGAACAACAACAGCAGCCAGAACAAGGGTACCCATGTGGAAACCCTGAACATCCATACCGGCAAGCCTATGACCCCGCTGGAGCTGGAAAACATGATGAGCATGGCGGTACCAGGATGAGCGAATACATCGACCTGCTGATCCAGGACAACGACCTGGTGCTGGATCTGTCCCGTCAGCCGCTGCTCATCGATGACCGGGCCAGTATCGCCCAGGACATCGCTCACATGATCCGCGACAGCGGCCTGCTGGTGATCCTGGTTGCTGAGCGCGATCGGCTCAAGCAGCGCGACTGTATCCAGCAACTGGAGCTGCTGGTGGAGGCGGACGAGCGCCTGGTACCGGGTACCGCGTTGATCACTCAACTGGCGCCAGGGCAGTACCTGGTGACGGCCACCACCCTAAAATTCGGCACGATGGAGGTAACGTTGTGAGCGACGTAGATTTTAAGCAGGCCCTCACGGACGCGGGCATTCCGACCACCGAGGCTGGCCTGCGCCAGGCGTGGGAGGCTGAAGTTACCGCCCAGGGCAGCAAACTGAGTAACACCAGCACCTGGTCGCCGTTCTGGCGTGTTGTCACCGCTTTGGTGACGAAGCCGGTGATGTGGACTCTGGACTTCTTAATCAGCACGGTACTGCCGAATTTCTTCGTCAAAACCGCCGTGGATGCCTGGCTCGACATGCTGGCCTGGGGCGTGAACGTCGAGCGCAAGGGCGCGACCAAGGCGACAGGTTTTCTGCTGTTCACTCGCTTGGCTCCCGGCGGTGCCCTTGAGGTCGCGGCGGGCACGGTGGTGCAGTCCGCCGCGATCAATGGCCATGTTTACCAACTACTGACCACGGCGGTCGGCACCTTCACCGATGGCGTGATGCAGCTGCTGATTCCGGTCGAAGCGGTGGACGTCGGCAGCGGCTTCAACTTGGCGCCGGGGTATTACGCGATTTTGCCGGTGCCGATCGCCGGCATCGCCCAGGTGGTGAATGCCGAGGGCTGGTTGTCGAGCCCCGGCGCCGATCCAGAACCCAACGACGAACTGCGTCTGCGTGTGCGCAACCAGTTCTCGGCGGTCAACCAATGGCACACCGACGCGGTGTATCGGGCGATGATTTCCGCCTTCCCGGGCGTGCGTCCAGACGGCGTGTATTTCGAGCACGGCGCCCCGCGTGGCCCCGGCAGTGCCAATGCCTTTGTGCTGTTCGATGCGGACGTGCCGGCGGCGACTTACCTGGAGCAGATCAACGCGCACATTCGCGACCTGGGCAACCATGGCCACGGCGACGACCTGCTGGTGATGGTGATGCCCGAAACCCTGCACGCGCTGAGCGTGACGCTCTGGCTGCGCTCGACCTTGACCGAAGTCCAGCGCCAAACCTTGCTGGACGAAACCGCATTGTTCATCCGTGCTGCCTTTCGTGAGAGCACCACCAGCGACTATCAGCCGACGCTGACTTATCCACAGTCGCGGTTTTCCTTCAGTCGCCTGGGCGAAGAGCTGCACCAGCAGTTCCCGGGCATCGAGTCGTTGCACTTCGACAACGACGACATCCTCTCGGAGCTCAACATCCCCCGGATCCAGAGTCTGGAGGTGCTGATCAATGATTAAGCTCGATCTGAAGTTCTGGCTGGCCGGAACCGAGCTGACCAAGCTCAAGGACGCTGCCCAGAGCTGGTGGGAAAAAGTCGAGGGGTGGTTGCGTTGGCCACTGCTGCAGCTCGACGCCGATACCTGCCACCTGGTCATGCTCGACCTGCTGGCCTGGCAGCGCGACATCACCCGCTTCAAGGGCGAGCCGGAGGCCCTTTACCGCCTGCGCGTGAAGTTCGCCTTCATCAACGCAGTGGACGCCGGCAGCACTGCCGGCATGAAACGCATCCTGCAGCGACTGGGGGTCGGTTACGTCGAGATCGAGGAACGCATGCCCGATCGGGATTGGGACGTGGTGCTGCTGCGTTTCTCTGATTCCCAGCTGTCGAAGAACCCCGAGCTGCTGCGCGTACTGATCCAACAATACGGCCGCACCTGCCGCCGCTATGACTTCGTGACCCTTACCCCAGTGACCTTGCGTGTCGCCGTGGTCGACTTCAACGACGACCAGCAAACGCTGGTTGCCAGCCTGTAGGAGCCCCCCAATGGGAGCCAGCATTACCCTTGCGGGTGAAAACCTGATCGCGCAAAAACAAGCCGCCAAGCAGGGGCTTGATGTGGTGCGGTTCATTTTTGCCAACGTTCCCGGACTCGATTCCAGCGGACCGGTCGATCGCGCCGCACCGAAGCCAGCAGCAGGGCAGATCGTCCACGTCTACGACATTCCCGACGGCAACGCGGGCTACGTGAACCCCAATCAGGTCGTGTACAGCTCGCAGATCGGCTCCGACGTTGGCGACTGGGACTTCAACTGGATCGGGCTCGAGACAGCAGAAGGCGTGCTATTTGCCGTGGCGTACGTGCCGCTGCAGATCAAACGCCGCAATATCCCGCCGCTGCAGATCGGCAACAACCTCACGCGCAACTTCCTGGTGGCGTTTGACGGGGCCCAGATGCTGACCGGCATCACCATTGATGCCAGCACCTGGCAGCACGACTTTACCGTGCGCCTGGCCGGGATCGATGAGCGCGAGCGCCTGAGTAACCGCGACATTTTTGGCCGTGCCTGTTTCTTCGGCGCTTCGCTGCAGCTGGTGAAAGTCGGCAGCGTTTATCAGCTCCAACCGGGGAGCGCCTATATCGAAGGTATTCGTCTGGTGCGCTCTGCTGCACTCGCAGTAGTGCCGCCAGCCTTCCCGACCACTGCATGGCTGGATGTGGCCCTGCAGCGCGAGCTGAGTGATGTGGTGGCCAGCTGGAACGTGGTGTTTGCCGTCGATCGCCCGGACTACACCGACAGCGCCGGTGTGCGCCACTACTGCGTGGCCATCGCTGATCTACCGAATGCCGCCACCATTACTGATCGTCGCAGCGTCGAGCTGATCGATGGTCCGTTGGTCACGCACTTCGCGGCCCGCACCGGCGATTACGAACACCTGCGCGCTCGGGCCACCACCAAGGAAGACGTGGACCTGGGCAACCTCCCCAACGCCAAAAGCGACAGCCTGGTGCTCGCCGACAGTGAAAGCCTGGCGACGTCCAAGGCGGTGGCTGATCTGTGGAAAACGATCTGCGTGCAGATCTCCAGCGTGGCGGCGGATAAGGCGCTGACAGCTGCCGATCGGGGATTGGTCGTGGTCGACGCCGCCGCCGGCAACCGCACCGTGACGCTGCCCCCGGCGAACGCGGCATTGGGGGTGATCGACTTCATCGTTCGACGTGCCGACAACAGCGTCAACCGCCTGGTGGTGCAAACCAGTGGCGCGGACAAGATCAAGTTCCATACCCATTTGCGCGCCGCCGGTTACAGCTTCCTGACCCTGATGGGCTCGGGCGACTGGTGGCATTTGCGCAGTGACGGCGCCGGCAACTGGTGGCCGGTGGGACGGTTCGACACCACGCCACTGGGCCGGCCGGTGTTTGAAACCACCACCGTGTTCCAGCCAGGTGGCTATGGCGGTTTGAGCAGTGCCGTGTTCAACCGCGCCGACTGGCCGTGGTTATGGGATCACGCACAGCAGTCCTCAATGCTGACCACCGAAGCGGCTCGCGTTGGGATGGAAGGCGGGTGGACCAGTGGCGATGGGGTGTTGACGTTCCGGGGGCCGGAGGGTCGAGGCGAGTTCTTGCGAGTTCTGGATGAGGCTCGCGCAGTCGATCCGGGTCGCGCTGCGGGTAGCTGGAAGGACTCTCAGAACCTGATCCACAACCACACGACTCCTGGTGCTGGGAACTTCGGCACCCAGATGCAGGGTGGCGGCAGCAACAACTATTCGCAGTGGACACCCGGTACCACTTCATCTAGC